GATACGCCTTTGACATTAAAACCCTCGGCTGATTGGTGAGTCATATCAGCTTCTGGTGCTATGCCTTTATTGGCTGCTCTTTTCTTGATTCCTCGTATCGTTCTTGATACGTTTTGGTGAGTTATTCCTAATTCATCTGCTACCTTTTGAACTGATTGGTGCTTGATGTATAGTTTTATCTTGTCTTTCTGTGATTCAGTATTACAATAATCGAACAATTCTTCCATAACTTCCCCAAGTTTGGTTGTTTTGTCGTAATTAACGACCTTTTAATCGCATAATAACACGATTATTGCGTTCAATCCACATTTTAGTTGAACAATTGATGTTTTTATCGAAAAACCATTTAGTTTTGTACAAATGATAGCAAGTACGTGTATCTACACATTTATAAACTTCATGACTACTCATACCATCATTTTTAATAATATGTAGTTCATCTGCTGATGCTTGAAACGATAGAGCCAATAGTACGATTAATAGTTTATTCATCTTTAAAATCCTCTTGTTTATGCGTTAATTCTCTATCGAACTCACGTCTTAAGTTATCTATCTTAATTGTATTCTCGCCCACCTTTTGAGATGGTACGATTTCCATTTGTGGTGTTACTAACATATGCATCTTAGTTTCCAGAACAATAATCTTGTTCATATTATCATCACTTAACTTGCGAATCCAAGCATCATCATACGCTTGTTCATTAGAAACTTGTTTCTCTAATGTTTCAAATCTTGTAAATACTTCACTAGCTGTCCAGATAGAACCGCCTATCATTGAAACTACAATTGCTATTACTGATATTGGTAATTTAGTTTCTTTGTCTATCATAATTTCATATCTGATTTAAATGAAACTTCTTTATATTTCTTTTTAGCTTTGTTATACCCGCTACGCCTAATAAACGGAACAGCTATCAAAGTAATGACCATATAAGCGATAAAAGCATATAGAGCGTTCATAAATAATGATTCAGCAACGTATGCGACCGCTTGTTCTTCAGTTTCTATCTGGTCAATAGATGGCTGGTCTGGAATTATTTCATCGTAAGCCATAGCAGTAGCAAGAGTGGCAACACCAGCAACGGGATTAATAGCGTAAGCAACACCCGCAGAAGCCCCAGATTTGCCCAAATTTCGTAGTTCTAAGCTAGAGCAACCCGTTAGTAGGGTTATAGATAAAACAAGTGCTAAGGCTTTCATTTTATTTACTGACTAATTTATCAATCTTGTCGTATATCTTGTCTAACTTTTTCTCAATCTTATCTTGATGATGCTCGTAATCTACCTTTAAAACATAATCTTTAGGTAAGTCAATCTGACAATTGTTAATATTTTCTTCCAGCTTCTCAATATCTTTAGTAACTGATTTAACAACACCACCAATAATAGCAGTTAGTATTCCAACAAGCGTTAAGATGATGTCTGAAAGTTCCATTTTATACCTCTAATAAAGATTCAACTTCACCAGCATTAGCATATCCAAGTCTGTAAAGCTCACCATTAGTATCTTCCATTAGTTCGTACTGATAGCGTTCAGTTACTACATCATCTTGGTCTGTTACTTCTTCAACCTTATGAGTATCATCAGTAGTACCAGCATCTCCCTCTTCAAGTTTAGATGTCATTAACCATTGGTCTTTATTGTCTAAGATGTTTTGTAAGTAAGCTTTAGTCTCAACTGGGTACTCATCTATTAAGTGTGTAATATCATTCTTGTTATTGATTGTTTTTGGAAATCCGTTCATTCTTATGCTCCTGCAAGTTTTAAATTAAGCTTTAAATTGTAAGTATTTGCCCATTGCAGCCAGCCTTTGGTAGATGCAATAGATGACTTATATTGGTCAAATGTTATTTCGCCTAACATTAGCAGCTTTGGTAACGCCTTGATTCTTTTAGCTACACGTTTAGCAGTTGTTTTTCTTAATAATATTTTATTAGGAAAGTGTCTATATCCTAGAAAATCTACACCTTGAGTAACCTTAAATACAGACCATTTTGAAAAAGTTAAATCTAGCTTATATTTTAAAAACTTCTCAATATGTTTTTGCAATCTATTAAGCTCTTTTTTAGAATTACTAAACATAACAAAGTCATCGCAATACCTAATTAAAGTTTTAACACCTTGTTGTTGTTTAAGATTAATATCAAGCTCATTCATATAAAGATTGCCAAACCATTGAGATGTGTAATTACCAATTGGTGTATTTTTACCACCACCAAACGAACAAACAATATCATCAAGCAAGGCTAATGTCGGTTTGCATTTAATTTTATGCTCAATAATATTCATCAAAATGTTGTGGTCAATTGATGGGTAGAACTTACTAATATCGCACTTCAAACAATATTTATAATTATGAACGTGTCGCATTGTCTTACGACTAGCTTCGTGCATTCCTTTGCCCTCTCGACAAGCATATGAGTCGTGAATCATTAGGTTATTCCAAATAGGTGCTACAACTTGTAATAATGCGTGTTGAGCAATTCTATCTGGATAAAAAGGCAAGATATAAATCTCACGTTCTTTAGGTTCGTAGATTTTTTTAGAGCGATATTTTGATGTAGTGAATTCGCCTTTACAAAGCATTTTCTGAAGCTTTAACAAGTTGCCTTCAACATCTTTCTCAAACTCTAAAATACCACTTTGCCAAGCCTTACCTTTACGAGCTTTTCTATAAGCTTTATATAGGTTTTCTGGGTCTGTTATTTTATCCCAGAGATTACCGTGTCGTTTCATAATAGGTCTCCTGCAAGGACGTTCGGTTTCCCTACTAGCCCCAGAGGAGCGGTCGCTGTGTATTTTGCTGTCATCTCTTTCAAGAATCGCAACAAGGTAAAGGAATCAGCCAACAGACCGTTTAGCCCCGCAACAAGAGGTATATTTTTATTGTCTGCTGTAGCCGTGACACTCCGACTCGATTTGTTCGAATTCAGATTAAGTGGGGAATTATTCCATTTCGAACTGCGTGAACTGCATTTCGAACTGTTATTCCAATTACCGCCTAGTTTCGCACGAAAATACCCCTTTACCATATTCATCATAACAATGAATCCTTTATAATCTATTGGCGGCAGGCTCCGCGACACCCCGACCCGATCTGAACGAATTCAGATAAAGCGGGGAATCATTCCATATCGAACCGCGCGAACCGCACCACGAACCGGAATCCCAACCACCGCCCAGCGTCGCACGATACGGAGCGTTATAGTGTTGTCCTGCCACATCTGAGTCATTGCCATCGTAAGCATTAACCCAAGATGCTCCAGTACTATAAACACCACCAGGGTCTCTTGACCATTGCCACATAACACCAGCCATATCTTCACAGCCAATATTACTAATCATTCTACGACCAGCAGTATCTGTATGACCAGTAGTTGTGCCTGGGTCGCTTGAACCAGAAATATTAGTGCCTTGGTTAGCACCAATTGATGCTGTAACAAATTCAGTTTGACGAATTAATTTCTTGCCGATATTACCAAACCATTGTTCAAATTTATATCCGTGCCAACCGTTAGAGCCATCAGCAATCGTTCCACCATTAACTGATTTAAGCAATGTTCCAGAATAACTAGGTAAATAAATATCAACCCACATACCATCATTACTTAACACCATTCCCTCTGGAGCAGACATAGGTCGATTAAATCTATCCCATACTGAACGAGGTAAAATATCACCTTGAGCATAACCACTAAGGCTATGACCAGATATAGTGCCTACTGCTACGCATAAGCAATGAAAACCTGCAATCTTACGAGAGTTGCTGGAAGTGTAACCAGTTGGTACACTTGAGTTATTGCTAAGAATAACACCACCTGCACTTAAAAGATAAACATAGAAGTCTTTACCTGCTCTATTAGATGCTGTGGCATAAGAACTATCGTCCCAATTACCAGCTGTGTTTAATGCTTTAGTAGTTTCCGCTACTTCAACTAGCGTACCATCTACAACACCACCTAAATCGGGGATATGTAGTGTATTTGCTGAAGCTCTACTAAATAAAGTGCCTTGGTCTAAGAAAGTTGATGATGTGAAGCCACCACTAGCAGGATTTTGCCAAGTAGGTGTAGTACCAGTACCATTAGATGTTAATATTTGACCTGATGTAGATGCTGATGCAGACATATCTAGTACATCAATCTCCGAATCTGTTGCCGAAACACTTAAATCAGCTAAACTTTCAATTTTGCTTGTATTTAAATTAGTAAAGTTGGCGTCCATCTCCGTGTGTGTTAATGCCGAGCCTTTACCTGCTCTTGTTACTATTGTTGCCATAATTACCTCTTAAATTATATAAGTTCCAGTATTGTCTTTATAATGAGTTTCTGCATATTCTCTAGCATTAACTTGAATTATTCCACTCTGGTCAGTTTCTAAAGATAGTATCATAAACTTGCGGTTTCTGTCTAGTAAATCGTGATTAAGTGTAATAATATCCCCCACTTCTAAATCAGCGTGTTTCATTGTTGTAGCAAAACTACAAATTAAAGGTGTTTGTTTAATTCGTGTTCCAGAGTCATCTTCTGTATATCTACTTGTGTTTAATGTTATTTCAGCTAATTCTTCAGCTTGAGTTGTATTAGTTACTGCTTTAATATCTAATATCTTCTCAATAATTTGCCCCTCTAAATCTTGCAAATCAGTATCTTCAATCATAACTTGAGATGCTAACCATTCATCTGTTGGGTTAATATATTTTAATCTAACCTTATTAAAAATGTCTTTAGAGCCACGCATTGTAATGTTCAGCGTGTTATTAAGAATGTCATCAGTAGTTAAAGTGGCAACTGAAGTTTGTGATTTAGCATCTACTTTTAATTTCCAGCTATCTTCTGAATGAATAATCTGTCCACGAAATGTCGATAATAATTCTTCAATAATTGACTGAACATTTGATTGTTGAATTAGTGCTAGATTGGCATTCCAACCATAAGTATCACATTTAGTTTTAACATCATAAAAAGAAGCAATATCAATCTTACTATCTGGAACAGCTAAACTTTCACCTAATATGTCTAAAATAATCTCTGCTGGATTGTTAGAATAAGATGTTGATGTTGATATAGTTGAAGCATCAGTAATTGTTCTAATCTTTTTGCCCTCTATATCAACTGTAATAGTAGTTATTTGAGTGTTTTTATTCTGTTGACCATTAAATACTTGGTGTACAGCTAAAAAAGCAACGTTTGCTGGAATTTCGGCATCTGCTAAAGCTAATGAGCTTCCAGTTTGAGTTGTGCCAGTATCATTTACAACAAAATCAACGTCTTGAATATTAGTTACTGTTGAAGAAGCGTCATACCATTTAACGTGTCTATACGTATCTGTGTATTTATTAGAACCTAAAGAAGTTAATAAATCTAAATCAGAGTGCATTGAAGTTATATCTTCAATCTCATGACCAGCTAATGTAATGATAGACCAATAATCTCTGTTATATCCTTTAGCAGTATCATCTGAAGTATATTCATTATTAGCAGCTTGATAAATAATATTACCAGCTAATCTATGAAAGCCATAAACAACGGGAACAGTTCCAGTATTGTTTTTAGTTGCTTGAATCTTTTGTCCAGCATATTGGTCAGAACCAGATAAATCACCTAAATCTGGTATATCTGGAGAGAATGCTGAACCAGCTAATGAAGAGCCAACTAAAGTGATAGCTCCAGTTGCTATTGCTAAAGCAGTAGCCGTAGCACCAGCACCTACAATCATTGGTGCTAAAGCTGGAGCAAATATAACAGCAGCTAATCCAACAACAGCTTTAACTTTACTACCCATTATTAATCCTCATGATTAAACAATCCTTATTTAAAGTTTTATGCTCTACGCGTTCCAAATCTTCGTTATAAACCCAGTAAGTGAATCTATTAATAGCAACACCAACTGAAGTCTTTGTAAGCACTATATCGTCCTTTTTAGCATCTTTCACTTTTGAGCAAAAACTTCTAAAGAAACCGATATGTTCTTTCTTAGCTAAAAACCTTTTTTCATTTTTAACAAATAAATCTAGATTTTCAGTAGTATAACCATTCCATTCTTTTGGAATTACATAACGCAAATTCAAATATTTATAAACAGTAGTGAAACAATTATTCATTATGTATCTTGTCTGCCCCAGTAAATAATTTCAGTCATAGCACCCACAACAGTTGTAAACTCATTCTGATTATAAGTTCTGGTTGGATAAGGTTTTGACCAATTATTAAACTCAGTTGTTAATGTAGCATTTAAAACGCTTTCAGTCGCACTAAACGTATCAATAATCCCGCCAAATAAAGTCCAGACATCTTTTTCAGAAATAGCATCTAAATCTAATTCTGGATAAGTATTTCCATTTAAATTATCGCCATAACCGTAATCATATATTTCATCAGCAATATTTTCACTTGGTGGCTGATATACAACTCTAAGTATTCTAGCTCTATTGTTTCGCCATTCAGATGCTAATGCTTCGTTAGATAAAGCACTATTAACATTATCAATCGTTACTGAAATAGAGTCAGCAGACATTGTAAAATCTTCTGTTAGCCTATCAAAAGTAATTGATAAAGGTGTGTAATCATTTGAATCATAATCAACAAATATATCGTGGTCTGTAAACCTAAGCGTTTCTTGAAATGTATTATTAAAGTCGTACATATCAAATTCAAACAGATGTAATATTGCTAACTGCCTATCACTTCTTGAATTATTAGTTATTGTCTTCAAAGTTTAACCTCGATAAAATCTGCTTGACATTGATAAAAACTATCAACACGTTTTTGATATTGGAATGAGTCCTGCATAAATCTTGAATTTGATAAGTTATCAGAACCAGACAAAACAACATAATCTTTTTGATTTTCTAAATAATCTTCATTCATATAAGGCAATAGAATGCCAATGTTTGTACCATAATCTGGGAATCCAAACTCACCCATAATTCCAGAGTTTTTTCTATAAAACTGTATTAATGATAAAAATTGACTTTCAGATATTAGCCAATACAAAGTCCAAGCACGTTTCAAACCACCTTTATTTCTTGCGTGTCTAACACTCTGTCCAATGTTAGAGAATATCGCGTTATTGATGTATTTTAAGTCAGCAGAATAAGGCTGAACATTATTTAATAGATTAACAAAAGATTGGTCTGAAGATTCAGAACGTGTGTAACTAGATGATTGGTTAAACTGATCTTGATATTCATCAAAATTAAAAAAGACAGAAGATACTAAAGTTATTCGTCCAGAGTAAAGTAATGTATTAGCATCAATTCTAAATTGAAAATCTTTAAATGCCCAAACAGCAGCATTAATTGTCATTAAGTCTGGTCGCATATCAATACGAGATTGCTCACCAAAAACATAATCTGTTTGATTCTCTAAATAATCATTAGCCATATATGGGTCTAAAGCAGTTTCATCGTTTAAATCAACAATAAAAGTATTAGAGTTATTATCTTCGTAAGCAGTTCTAATTAATTCGTAATCCGACCAACTTAATCCGTTATATGAGATAGTTAAATCAATTGCGGGAATAGATGAACTAACAACTCTTTGTTCAATTCCAGAATCAAAAGGCATGGCATTGCCTTGTTTGCCCCATTCTTCAATCTGATAATGATAATTATTAGTTAATAATGTTGATGTTAAATTATTCATAATTAAATAACTTGTTTAATGGTTCTTCTAACAGTTCCGTTAGTTTGCAGAGAACGATTAATAATGCCCTCGATTGTTTGTTTGTTGCCAATAAGATATTGATTAAAACTAGAAGAATCAATAGCAGTAACATTAAAATTAATCTCAGCAGTTGTTACACTACCACCGCCACCAACAGAATAACCAGAGTTCATAGCATCAATAGCATTTCTATTTTTAGCAGCACCAGCACGATTTATAACAGCTTCACCAACTTGTAATTTAGCTATTCGCTCATCACTTCTAACACCAGTATGGAATGATGGAATAGAAGCACTACCAATAGCACCACCAGTATGTTTAACCTCAGTAGTTCCAGTATG